ATTTGTGTACCCTTAATTCCAAAAATTGATCCGACGACAAGAATCCAAAGGGTACTGAACCATGTCGGCAGTGCCGCGAAATGTTCGAAGAAAGTTTTTACTTTCTCCAAAGCGCCCGGATCGTCTGAGAAGACTCCCCAAGCGAGCACTACTATTGGGGCAGACAATATTAGGAGGACAAATTCGTCCTTATAATCGTTTTGTCTAGCCTCTAACAACTTACCCTGGTAAGCTTCCTCACCTCGAGCTTGTCGTTCAGCGTGCAGTAATTGAGCATCAGACATCGCGACTTTTGCCTTCTGCTTGTTAGCATAAATTTTACTACCAGCAGAAACAGCTAATTTAATTGCCGATAACCACATGACCTAGTACCAAGTTGCTTTTTTACTTTTAGATTTTAACATTCTTTTAGTTCCTCTAACCTCAACTTGATCTCCAATACCAATTTTATTAGTAGGTGAGTCTTGGTTCGTAAGGATAGTAGATCTTGGATCTGTTTCTGTTCTAACTTCTGGAGTTGCAATCTCTACACCTCCAGTTGCATTAACTGAAGCAACAGTTCCTTTACTACCATAAGAAAGTTTATCTTTTAAATCTGCCATAATTTTCTCCTTAAGTTATTATATTTATTTTTTCTTAAAATTTCTACCAAAATCGTGAATTTTACTTCGGTTAGCCATTTCTTGTTTAGCAAGGGAAGTTGCAGCACGTAATTCTGCAAGCTCTTCGTTCTGTTCAAGCTTTTCATCCTTGTTTTGTTGGTTCATAAAAGCTTTCATTCGCTCAAGATTTAGTTTTTCTTGAGATTGTTGTGCTTTTGTGAAGTCATCTTGTGCTCTGATGTCCAATTCTCTAGCTTTTAACTTAGCAATAGGGTCATTTCCGTATTCACCCATTAATTGTTGCTCTTCTTTAGCAAAATCTTCGAACATTTCTGCAATTAAAACTGCTTTTCTAGATTCTATTTGCATATTTAACGTCATCATCTGTTGTTGCATCTGTGGATCTTGCGCTAAAGCAGGATTTGCTTGAATTTGTTGCTGCATTTGTTGCATCATTAAGATTTGATCTTTAAATTCTACTTCAACTTGCTCTAATGCCATCAAACTTATGTGTTCAAAAATATTTTTTTGCATAGAAGCAGTTACGACTGGGTTTCCTCTAGCCATTGAAGACGACATAAAGTTTAAATGAGCAGTAATGTGAGCTCTATGGTCTTGTCCTTTGAACGCCTGAAACGGTTGACCACCTAAAGCTTGAATAGCTTCAATAGACGGGTCCATTGGCATTGGTTTTGGAACTGGTTTTAAAACCATATCAATATTTTTTACACCCAACGCTTCGTACATTGCACGATACGCATTATATAAATTATGCATTTGCGGATTTGATTGTGCTAATTGTAATTCAGCTTGAGCAATTGATATTCTTTGCGTTTGAGAAAATATGTTTGGATCTGCAACAGGTAAAATATCTACACGATCATCAAAATCTTGTTGCTTAATAAATCGTTGACCACCTACCACATCGTAAGGATACTCTTGTGGAAGATATAATTTAAATACTCGAGCAAGCATTTTAAACTCTTGTTTAAGACTCACATAAATTCTTTTGTGAATCGCAGACATAGTTCTGCTTCCTCGCTCCAACAAAGCTACTGTCGTTCCCACTGCTGCTTGTTGATTCCCGTCACCTACTTGAAGGTCAGCGATCGAGGCAAATCTTTGCCCGGCTGAAACAACGACACCCATAAGCTGTAACAAAGTTTGTGAAGGCTCTTTAAACGGTAATGCCATAAATGCATCTTTAATATTTCCGCCTGGAGCATCCACATCTCTAAATTCACCTGGAGTAATAGATTGCGCGTCATCTCTAATTCTGATGCCGCGCATCTTAAATCCTGCTGGCAAATTGGAGAGGGTACCAGCATCTAGTAAAGATCTTAATGCAGCTGTTGCTGTTCTTGACAGTCCACCAATCATGTGGATTAAACCAAAGCCATAAAAACCTAAACCAGGTAAAAATTTAAAATGTACAAAGTAAGAAATTTTCTTTTTCTTAGGATCGTTAATTTCATAGTTTCTTCTAATAGATAAAACTTCACGTGAACCTTCTTCAATAGTTACGATGTAAGGTAATTTAATTCCAGTAGGTTGACCATCAGGTCCTCGGTCCTCGAACCCTTCTAAATCTAGATCGACATGGAATTCTAAAATATTGTAAATGTCTTCATCTTTAGTTTTTTGTATACCTTCAAGCTCTCTTTCTTTTCTCTCTAAATCAGATTCTACATCTGCAGGAGCTCCAAGGTCCACGTCTCTGTAAAAACCATTCACTTGTTGTTTTCTTAAATCATTCTCTTTGGTTTTAATTACATGGATCACGGCCGTTGCATCTTCTAAAGATGTTGCAGAATATGGTACAACCAAATCTTCCGCAGGTACAAATTTAGAAACTGCTCTGCCTAAAAGATCATCGTAGTAAACTTTCTTAAAGGCAGATCCAGCAAGAGGGAGATAAAATAACAATTGATCGAACTCAGGTTCGTATTCCTTCATCTGATCCATCAACTGCCAATTCATAAAATCTTTAACTCTTTTAGATTGCATTTCTTTTTCAGGAGATGGTGCACCCATGATCTGAGTTCTAATCGGTCCATCTGCTGGCAATAATTCTTTGTAAGCTAACGCTTGAAACTGTGTGACTGCTTCAGCTAAAACTGGGTGCGTTGCACCTGCAGCTCCAGCGAACGGTTCTGTTTTATCTTCGTATTTAAATCCTAAAAGATCTAAACCAGTTATGTAAGTGTGTTCCCATTCTTTACGAGACTCTTTGTAGTCCATGTAGTTTTGATTTAATTCTGAACCTAGAGGACCTAATATTTCCTCTGGTAATAACTCGGCTAAATTGTCAAAGTGGTTTTCACTTTGTGCTTGGTTAAATGCTCCAGGTTCAAAATTAATTTCTACACCGCCATCTTCAGTGGGAGTAATCTCTGTTTCACCAGCATTAGGTACTGATTCGTTAATCTCTTCTTGAACCTCGACTTGTTCCTCGGGCCCTGCTATTTCAACCGATTTTCTTATTTCGGTTAATGCTTTGTCTATTTCTGCCATTTATTTTCTCCAATTTATCTTGTTTATATGCTTTTGGTTCATTAATCAAGCCTTGAGGATCAGGGCCACTTAATGGTGGGATTTGATCTCTTTTTACATGAGGCATGTTTTTAGTAAGGGTTGGATTTTTATACTTACTAGGATGTTTAAATACGAACGTCATTACCAGTAAAATTTCTTTTTTCTTTTGGGTTGGTCTTCTTCTTGATAATCTTCAGGGTGATCTATAAATCCGCCTTGTCTGTATCTTAACAGAGCCTGTGTTGTGCTGTCAACTAAATCGTCATGATCGCCATAAGGAAACGCTGCACACTCTTCGACAAGCTCTTGTGCAAACTCTTGATCAAGAGGCGCCCAAATTTGTCCGGCTTCAAACAATGGAGATACGGCATTGACTCTTGCAATTTTATCTTGACCTTTACTTGGTGTAAAATTCATTGCAGGAATTCCCATCTGTCTGAGCTCATACATCAAAGGGAGTCCAGATGCTTTTGCTTCAATGATGACTGTTTCAGGATTCCAATATTTATATTGCTCGAGTGCAACACGACGAAGTTCTGGAAACTCTAAACGTTCTTTATAAGAATCTAATAATATTAATTGACGAGGCGAGTCTTCATTAGGACGAAAGACTCCCCAGGTAGTAATAGCAGAATAATCTGCAGTTTCTTTTTTTAAATATGCGGTATCATAACTTTGAATGGTATGTTCGATGTGAGGTAAATGTTTAGACTCCCAATTTTTCCACCACTCTCTTTTAATGAGAGCTCCTTCTTCTGAAGTTGGGTTCTGCATATATTGCGCGTTCCACTTTGCAACACCCGCAGATGCTTTAACAGAATTTAAATCTTCTAGCTTCCAATACTCTGGCCACACAGGTTCACCTGAAGGTAAGATCGCAGGGAACTCTACGACTTCCCATTGATCCGCGTTCTCGTTGCTTTGTGCGTTTAACAATCTTTGTGTTAAATCTTTTGTAGACCATCTTGTCATAACCAAAACAATACGACCTCCTGGTTGAAGACGCTGCCTTGGTCCAGATGTATACCACTCCCATGCATTATCAAATGCTGAAGGTGAGTTTACATCTTGCTCTGAATGTGGATCATCAATGATGAGTAGATCAGCACCTCTCCCGGTCACCGCACCTTGGACACCAACTGCAAAGTATTCACCACCATCCGATGTA